GAAAATAGTTGGTGATGGGGTGGCCACCGGTGGTGATGGACGTGACGGTGATGAGTTCCTGCTGGTTCAGCCACAGCCGGTATGAGCGGCCCATCTGGTCGTCGGGCCAGTCGAATTTGCGGGTGGCGATGGTGGGTGCGAACCGGCGGTGGAGGAACGCCTCGACACCGCGGGAGGCGGCTTCGATGCCACGGTCAACTTGGCCGTTGTCACGGGCCGTCGTTTTGACGTCGATGGCGGACGCCACGTCTTCACGTGTGCAATACCACACGCCCATGTCCTCACCCGGCTGCTTTCTACGGAACTACTGGATTGGGCCTATTCAGTTGTCGGGGCGGTACCCGTCGAACGGGCAATACAGCTGCCCTTGTGGTCCCTCTAGGAGGGGTTGTCCGTCGTTGGGGCAGACTTGCCGTTCGATGTCAACGCCGGAGGCGACGATGTCGTTGGCTTCATCGTAGATGTCGATGAGCTGCCACCACGACATGACTACTCGGCTGGGGTTGCGTCGTCGGCCTCAAGCCGTGCGACAAGGTCGGGGATGTTACCGGTCTTCGGGAGGCCCCGTTCGTCGCATTCGGTGACGAGTTCGGCTTTGCTCCATCCGGCGTAGGTGCCGGCGGTCTCTTCGACGTCGGCCGACGCCTCAGTCTGCTGTTCGTCGTCGGCGGCGGCGTTGGTGGCGCCTCCGTAGACGGTGGTCTTTGGCATGTCGTCGTCGCCTTCCTCGTGTGCTTGCTCGGAGGTGCACTGTGGGCACATCCGTAACCCGACAGCGAATCTGCTGCCGCAGTCGTCACATACCCACAGTGCCACTGTGCGCCTCCGTCAGTTGAACTGAGAGATCGATCTGATATTTGAGTGGGGCACTAATGTGGTGAATATTCCCGTGTTGTCACCGTTCGGATATTGCACGACGACACCGTACTCGCGGATGTCCAACATGCTGACTGTCACGCTGCTGTATCCACCACGGATCTGTTCGATAGTGTCGATTTGGATATCGAGTGCCTCATCGAATGCGAGGTTGTCGATATTCGTTCCCATTAGACGCCTACCGCTGGCAGGTTCTCAGGCTTGCGCTGGACGGCTAGGTCATGCTGCACAGCGGATACGAGCCCTGCACCGGTGGAGGTGCACTTGAGATACTTGTATGTGTCAGACAGCGAATTCGCGGACACCGAGAAACACGCTGCGGCCTGGGTAGTCGCAGTGGTTGTGGTGATCGCAGCGGCCGCGGTCTGGGTGCGTTTCACCCACGCGTCAGAGCCATCACCGGTGCACGTGTAGTAGTGGTCAATCTTGACGAGGTTCTGTGCGCCGGTGCCGGCGGCGTCCTTTGCCTCTTGCACGGTGTAGGTGTCGGCCACACCGCCTGTGAGATAGCAGAAGAACGAGACGGCGTCAGCGTTGTCGAGCCGAATATATCCGGCATCGGCAATCTGCCGGTAGTTGAATTCCCTACCTAGTCCATCCATGATGTTTGCCTCTCCGCCGGGGGTTTAATGCCGGCCGATTTGGACCGCAACGATTGCGGCCAGGAGTTATCCGAGCTTGACGATGGGTGTGAGTGCGGGGCCGCCGTTCTTGGGGGTGATCGCCGCGTTCAGCCACGGGCGGCCGTCGACTCGTTCGATGATCCGGTAGGCGGTTTTGTCGGAGGCGAACTTGAAATGGGGGGACGACATGGCCTGCATGACCTGCCGGTCACCGAGTAGGTAGTAGCCGAGGTCGACGAAATTGACGTCACCGGGGGTGCCGAGGGGTGGCACCTTTTCGGTGACGATGACTGGCCTGCCGAGGAGCGACAGGGTGGGTGCGTCGAAGCCCTGATTGCCGGTGAGCCAGATCGCGATCGGTGCGCCGGATGCCAGCTGCATCTGCAAAAGCGCTGGCAGGACGTCGGGGGAGATCATCCACACGGCGCGGCCCAGCGACGCGGGTAGCATCCGGGCGTACATGACGGCGAGGTCACCCCAGGTGACGGTGCCGGCGGTGGCGCGGGCTGTTTTGCCGCCGTTGTTCCCGGTGAGGACTGCCGCGGAGCCGTTGGCCCAGCCGAGGGGCTCGCCGACCCCAGAGCCGGAGATGAATGCTACGTCTTCGTAGTAGGCCATGGCTTCGGGGAGGATGCCGTCGAGGAATGCTCCGAACGCGGGGGCGTCGGCGACGAGCTCGTTGGGGATTTCGCAGTAGGCCGTGAGTTTCTTCGCCTCCAGGACGATACGGCCGAATGATGCCTGGGACTCGGTGAGGGATGCGCCTTCTTCTGTCCAGTAGGCGACGATGCCGCCGTACACGCTGGAGGCGTGTGAGGTGTCGTCTACGGAGGGGATGGGTACCCGCAGCGAATCCATGGGGATGACGCGGGCCCTAGGCCGCACGATCGCGGTCTCCAACGCCACGGACAGGAGTTCGGAGCGGAGGTTCTCGGGGATGAGGAACCCGCCATCCGCGGGTACCGTGGACCCGAACGAGTTCTGAACCTTCTTCGCCCGTGTCGCCTTCTCCGCCAACGAGTCGGCGTTGTTCAGGGTGTTCGAGTGATGCCAGATCGACTGGAAAAACTCGACGGACCCGGAAAAGTCTCTGTCGAGTTGCGCACCCGGCGCCGACGCGTTGTAGATCTTGTTGACGCGGCCGGTCTGGAGAGTACTGGACACCGGGTCGCCGGGGGTCAGATTGACGGGGGTGTCCTGACCGTGGCCTTTCAGCCAGTCGCGGAGAACGACCTGCGTTTCGTCGCGGACCTGCTGTGCGATGGACTGGTCTTTGTCCATGACGGTCTTGGCGTAGTTGCTGATGAACTCGCCGAACGCCTTCTTGTCGCCGTACAGGTCTTTCATCTTGTTGGTGTCGCCGAGCATTTCCTCTAACTCGGCAGCGGTCGTGGGGATCGTGGGAGCGGTCATCTGCCCGCTGCCTCCTTCTCGAATATTGCACGGAATTCTGCCACATTTATTGGCATGACCGGCGCCATGTCACGGGCCGGGGTTGGTGGGGGCGGGGTTTGTTCACGTCCGGCGTGGGCGTAAATGGAGAGGTCCCAGTTGTTGGTGGTGTCGGTTTCGCCGGTGACGTCGTCGGCGAGGCCGGCGGCGACGGCCTCCGAACTGGAGTAGTACGTTTCGGCGCGCATGGCGTCCCGCCACGAGGTGACGGTGCCACCGGCGCGTTGCGCGTAAATGTCGGCGACGTTGTTGGACATTTTGTCGAGGAGCGCCGCCATGTCGGCCATGTCGGATGCGTTACCGATGACGAGTCCGGATGCTTCGTGGATCATCATTTGGGCGTTTCGGGCGATGGAGATGGTGTCTCCGGCTTGCGCGATGAAGGATCCGGCGGATGCGGCGAGTCCGTCGATGAGGACGTTCACCGTCGCCTTGTGTTGCTTGAGTGAGTTGTAGATGGCGATGCCTTCGAAGGCGTCACCGCCGGGTGTGTTCAGGTGTAGGTCGATGGTGTCCGCGGTGACGGCCTGCAAGTCTTTGACGAAATCGGCGGCCGTCACCCCAAACCACCCGATTTCATCGTAAATGTAGACGGTTGCGGGTTCGCCGGCAGTCTTGTTCTCGATGCGGTACCAGTCGTTGCGGCCCTGCCGCAGATTCGCGACCTGCCGCACGGTCCGGAACCGTTCCTTATCCATCGTCGACTCCCTTACGCCGCGGTCGCATCGGCTGGTATCGGTGGCGTAGGCGACGCCGGAACTACGGGTTTGCTGTACCCCATGTCAGGCAGCTCGCATGCGGCCAAAACCTCCACAGGATCGTAGCCGGCTTCGACAAGGGTCTTCACCGCGACCGCCCGGGCCTGCAACTCCTTGGCGTCTTCGGTGCTGTCACGCGGCACCGGCGGGTGGTCGTAGTCGAATTCGAGAGTGGGATCCGCGAACAGAGGCAGCAGATCGTTGTTGAGTGCCTGCTTGAACCGTTCGAGGCGCGGCACGGACAACCACCGGGCGAACGTGATTTCCCCTGCCTCCGCGTTCGCCTTGTTCACATTCTCCGTGATGCCGATGATGGAACGGGGCATCCCATACGCTTCCAGGATGGAATCCCGGGACACGCCCCGTAACTCGGTGAACTGCATGTCACGTTGCGAGTAGGACCGGTCCGCCCATTTGCCTTGTTCAATAACGGCGACACGGTGCGCGTTCCGCACGCCTTTATGTTGCTCATTCCACCGTTTCTGCAGTTCTTCCCATTCCGGATCTGAGAGCCGTTTTTCAACTTCGATGATGCCACCCGGTTCGGCGGAGTTCAGGAAAAAGTTGCGGTTCCATTCCGCCGTGTACTTCGACGCGTCCAAATCAACCATGATGGACTGCACGGGACCCATCCCCCGGTAGGCGTCCAACGGGTTCGGCATGCGAAGGAAAATCACTTCATCACGGCCAAGGGGTACTTTCTCACCGTTGGGGCCGTGATAAAGATACCCGGCAATAAAGTCGGTGGGTGATGGTATCGGTTCCATCCGGTCGGGCCGTACCGGCCACAATTCCAACGGCATCGGTGACCGGGGATCACGGGAAATAAGAATCCAACCCTCACCCGTCAAATCGATGTGCTGTTGCACAACCTCGACAAGTTCCTGCCGGGTCATAAACGAATTGGGTTTCTCCCACAAACTCAATGCCGGGTGTCGGGTTACCTGCTGCCGATCAGGCGGCGCACTGGAACCATAGGTGCGCCGCCCGTCGACACTCTTGCGGTACAAACCCCATTCGACCAACGCGGTCGCATTCGAGGTTCTGTGTACCACCGAGAACAGGGTACCCACGGCACCCATCGCCGCCATCTGTGACTGCGCGTCGTTGCGGCCACCACCCAACGTGGAAAACAGGCGGCCCGAAATGGTGTCGAACGGCACGGGGGTCTTGTTGAGTAGACCACCGAGGAGTGACTTCACTCGGCAACCCGCCACTCGACAACGAACAGGCTGACCCCAACCGACACCAGGCCAAGGGGCAGGCTCACAGTCCACGCCGCCGCCGTGAGAGCACCCAGCCCACAGATCGACAGGGACGCCTGCCCGAACCTGCGAAGAAGAGCCGGGACAGTCGGCCTCGCCCTAACACGACTGTCCCGGCGGGCGGCAGTCGCCGCACGCACGCCGACCGCGACGACACCAAGCACGCTCACAACATCACGCCGCGAGTGGTCGGGAACCTCATGGCCGGAGTGTAACCCCCCAAACCGACATTTCCCGTCAACCCAGCCACCGGACCCGCGCCCCCGACTTCGCCTCGTACGTCACCAGGCCGTGATAGGCCAAGACGACCGCCATGAACGGGTCCGGGGCATCCCACACCCACGTCTGCCCCATCGGGCGTTTCGTCGCCGCCTTCACCGCCCCATCAAGGTCCCGCTGCCCCGTGTGATGCAGGCCCCGTTCCTCCACGACAACGTCATACAGGGCCCCCGACGCCCGCGCCACATCCTGCACCGACACACACACCGGGTCGATACCCACCCGCTGCAACACCGGCACCAACGACGCCGCCGGCCCCACATTCGCAACCACAACCGCACACGGCGACCACCGCTCACGCAACTCCACCAACCGGTCAACAACCCAACCCGTCCCCGGGCGCCGATCAACCAACTCCACATGCACCGACCCATCCGCCCGACGGGCCGCACAAGAGATCGCCGTAACTTC